TTGCGTCTACAAATTCATCAAATGATGTACCCTTGGGAGGTGGCGACCCTGGATTATCTACTTTTGTGTGTTCTATCATTTTAGGATCCTGATCAACAACCCAATTACTTAAGGCTATTTGATTTAATAATTCATAATAAATAGGATAAAGCAAAGGTTTAAATGTTAAATCATACCTGGTTGAAACGTTATCGCTTCCATTTGTAAGGGTCGCAATAACTATTTTGGGAATTGATAAATCGGTATAATATCCATCCGTGCCGTGCCCCTCTGAAAATGGCTGAAATAAAGCTACTAAAGGAAATCTTTGCCCCTTAGATGCGATACCATTATTCATTTGCACAAGCTTGTCGAGAATTTGTAAAGAGCTCCCATACTGATAAAATATATGTTTGCCAAGGGTTGGATATAAAGCCGTGTCAACCTTAGAAACAATATCTTTGAAAATATCAACTATCAATACGGGAGTTGTCATTGTCTGTATGCGTTAATTAGTTGCCAAAATTGCGTCTAATCAAGTATTTGGCGCTTATTGTGCCGGTATGAGTTGAATCTACTTTAGCAACAACCTTATAATAATAATATTTATTAGGAGTCGAAGTAGTTAAAATCTTACCATTTGCAGCTACATTTGTAAGCGACAAAGAATCTAATTTTTCATAAGTTACACCAGCAACAGAACCGTAAAGATATACCTTACCAACTGTACCGATTTTACCAGATGCCTTAGCAATATTTACTTCTACATCTGTATAGCTAGAATAACCAATTTGAGTAAAAATACCAGTTAAAGTATCGTTACCGGTTATGGTAGATTTTGTGACACCTGCATTTGTTTTAAATACAACAGAAGCAGGAGATATTCCACCTGTCCCGGCGGGAGTTGTGGGTTGAAGCTGTGCACTTGCTACAAGTGCAAAGCCTACTAAGATTAATAATGATATAAATTTTTTCATGTTTTTTTAAAGATTAAATAAATTTACTTTTCGATAAGTTTTTAAAAGATAATAACGATTTTGAAGCCACCAGGAAGGTGTATAAACTGGATTTGTCCCCACAGAATAAGTATCTAAAAACCAAATCATCTCATGAAGCCAGTCGCACATTTCATTCCATGCGTTGGAAAATTTAGGTGCGTTGGAAACATTTACAGAAGATTCTGATTTTATAACTTTTTCGCCGGTGCCCATCGTAAAAGAACTAGTATTCCTAAGCCAATAACAGTAAATTCCATTTGCAAGAATTGATTTAGGTATTGATGTGTCGTCTTGTACGGCTATAAAGCCCTGCCATTTATGTTTTCTGGCATCAAGTCCTATATATTCAACACCATTTAATAACCACTTCCATTTGTCATCCACTGAATTATTGGCTAATCCCTTAGTAACATTGTCATAGCCATTTGTAAATGGGTTTTGTTTTGGGTTCTGGCCTAGGGCTGTCATAAATTCCCGGTATAAGTCAGTCCCCAAAACATCCCGTAAAATAACAATCTCATATTTTGCAATAAACCAGTTTAAGCGTTCTAATACTTCCGGTTTATCGGTGTTCGGGATGTTTAGTTCCCCTACAAAATACGATGCATCTATAAGCATATGTTACAGTGTATTAAACAACAATAATAATAGGTTCCTTTGGTGTGTCTAAATCAGGCACCTCAATTTTTACTTCGCCAATTTTCTTAGCGAATTTTTTTTCTTCCAAGTGCTTAACGTGTTCAGGATGTACGAAAAATTTAGTCCCTTTCGGCATAAAATTACCATCGCCTCCAAGACTTTCGCATTCAACCTTAGCGTATACGTTAATAACTTTTTCGTCTGCGCCAAGATTTGCGTCCTTAACGAGCTGTGTCATGTCTTTTTTTACGTCCTTTGTCATTTTTTTATGTATTTGTTAAGTTAATTAAGCTTGTGGAACCTGTGCTATAAGATTCTGAATTAATGCGTATTGAGAATAGCACCATGCATTAACCTTATTAGTAGGTATATAGCTGTGGTATTTAACTTCACCAACCGTACTGTATTGATTACGTGCGAAATCGTCATTGATATAACCGATTCTCATAGTATAATCTTCGTACACGTCTACTTTGTAGGTCTTAGCATCACCAACAAGGAATGAACCTACAGCAATAGCCGGATTAACAACTAAACGAAGTTGAGCAAAACGCATCTCACCCATATCAACAGTTACAAAAGGAGGGATATTATACTGTCCAATTGTATCCTTATTCTGATTCATTGTCCAGAAATCAACAGGATTCAAGGCCAGGAAATCGGGTTCGAAATTTAAACTTTCAATTTGAGCTACAGCGGCAGCAATAGCGCCATATTGATCGGGAGTCTTAATCATTCCATTCATGGCAGTACTTACATAACCCGGAGCAACGGCTATGATGTCGGCCAATACCTGATTGTGCTGGGTTCTCAAAATTTCGTCGGTGAATAACCGTTTGATTTGAGTAGCTAATTTTGGAATATCCTTGTCAAGTTCTTCGGTGATTGTCAGAACTGCGGCAATCTTATTGTACTGACTTACTCTACGAATTGCGCGTTTGGTTGTGTAAGGCTTTACATTACCTTCAGTAACTAAAGCAGCGCCAAAAACGGTTGGGCCTTGTTCTGTCCACAACAGAGATGGGCTGGTTGTTTCACCTTTATCAATGTAATCCAAAATAAACAATTTTGGTAATTGAATGTCAATGAACTCGCCAGTATCTTCGGGAAGTGGGAAATAAGGATTAGCAGGAATAGAAGGAACGGAAGTATTGCCGGCAATTGAAGTTGCTACCTTAAAATGCATTTCAATTGTACCCGATTTTGCTTTCTTAATTGCATCCATTTCCTTTTTGGAAGCGGCAATAAACTGAGCCATGCTTTTATAAGCAAATTGGCTGGAAGATTTTTGAGTTAATTTGTTGATCATTTCACCTTGTTTCATTAAGATGTTTTTTAATGAACCTTCGGTTTTTTCGTCCAGTTGATCAGCAAGCTTCTTGAAAGTGTCTGTTTCAACAGCAAGCTTTCCGTCTTCGGTGATTAAGCTTCCGAATAAGCTTTTTAACTGAGCCTTAAGCTCGTCGGCTGTCACGGCATCGGGCATCTTTGCAAAAGCTGCGTTCAAAGCATTTGCGGCTGCCAAACTTTCGCCGGTTAAACCTTTTACGTCGATTTGAATTTTCATGTTTTAATTTTTTTAGAGAATTTGTTGTATGTTGTGCTGTTTGCTTGCTTTTAAGCGGCCCCTCCTTGTTAAGTGCGTTTCTCATAGTCCGCGCGGCCTAACCTGAGTTTCTGTGCTTTTGTTAGCAAGTAACAAATTCGAAAGTAAATCCCTTACTATCATCCATCTGCCCGTCGACTTTTTTAGGACCCTTAGGAATTTTACTTTCCAAAATTGTTTTGTGAGCTTTAAATTTTTTTATATGTAATGCATGACCATCTTTCATTGCTTTTAAAGAGTCAATCAGATCTTGATTGTCGATTGTGTCGGCGTAATCATTTGTAATGTTCATGCCGTCGGTAAGATTTCCGATAGCATCCTTGATACATTTTAAATTATAATCGACATTGTCGGAGTCTTCATCTTCCATTGTCGACTGTTCGTCTTTTTTTGTTTTTGTGGCTATGGCTATCGCTAAATTTATATTTTTAGTTAATATAGCCCTAATTCCAAACTGATTTTTTACAGGCAAAGAAAGAATTAACTTTTCGGTTTCCTTCGCTAATTTTTCTGTTAAATCATCTTGCAATTCAGATTTCATACCTGCAAAAAAAGTATCCTCATTCATTCCTAACGTCACAACCGACCCTTCAAATAAATTCAATTCGCGACAGTCGTTACAATTTTCTTTATCATTCCATTTGCATTGTTCCCAAACATATTGATATCCAATCGAAAATTGATTCAATGTGCCAGATTTTAGCTGTGTTAAAGTCCTATCGGCATTTTCCACACCTTCGTCTAAAATAGCTTCAAAATATAACCCGTAACCATCTTCTTCCAAAGTGGTTATTTGGCCGATGGGATCCTCCATATCATGTTGCCATAAAAAAGCTATTTTCCGAAATGTTGTCGACTTAGGACCGCGTTCGGCAATAGATTTTGAAAAACAACCAGGCAAAAGACGGTCTTTTGCATCATCAATATTATTAAAAACGGCAAGATAACCGGATATTTTGCGGCTTTCTTCATCAATTGTCAGACCTTTTGTCGAAATCTGTTTAAAATTTATGGGCTTTTTCATATTATTCTTGAGTGTTATCAGTTTCATGCATTTGTCCGGCGCCAACTTTTGCGACACCTATTTTATCCTTAATATCTGAATAGTAAACATTTCCATCGGCTGTTGGCGGTATAACTATACCGGCCTGTGAAACGATTTCACGATATTGATTGAGTGTAATTATATTCATTAAAAAATCTTTATTAGCAGATGTACTAAGTGCTAATCGACTGTCAGCCATTGCTTTAATATCATCCTGCAAAATTGCAACACTTGAAAAGTTTTTTTTGATGATTAAGTTTAAACTTTCAAGGGCGAAAAATTGATTTATTTGCTCATAGAATGAGTTTGCCTCCGGAATAATGGCATCCTGATAAAGAAATTTCTTAAACTCTTTTACATCATTATAAGATGCCGATTTTTCAGAAGATAATAAACGATAAGGATAATTATAAGCATCACATATACGCATAATATCATCTTCAATTTCTTCAAATAACATCAAATCTTTAGTAGCATATCCCATTTGCTGCCATTTTAAAGCCGCATTGGATATAATTACTTGCCATTGCTGCTGACGAATACCATATTTAGAAAAGTCATATTGTAAATCCTCTTTGTCTTTAGGACTTAAAGGAATCATTCCGTCTGAGTCGGTATCGGGTGTTAATATTCCAAGCGCGCCCCGGTAATTTATAAGGGTGTTACGTCCTTCATAAGCTCCTATAATATTATTAATCGGCATTGACACACCTTTCAAACGCGATTGCGGTATAATAAGACTTGTGAAATTAGGCGTGAAATCCTCTATAATAGCAACATCATCGGGGTTTAATTCGGTTTTTGTGTCTTTGTATGTTAATATTATTTTTTGAATAATCTTAGGGTTCTCATAAAATAACTGTTTTGATTCTTTGATATCCAACATATATGGCGGGATATTCCACAAGCTTGTGGCCTCTATGTTTGGAAATCCAGCTGGTTTAATTGGCAACCACATAGTGAATCCAAATAGCTGTTGATATATATAAGCTTGTGCCTCGAATTGGCTCCAGGATTGTAAGGGATTGGGTTTCTTTAAAAGCTTCTTTAATTTTTTTGCATCGGCAGAAGTTGCGGGAGATTCATTTGAATTTAAAATTTCTACCTTTCCATTAATAAACGCCTGTGCTTTTTTATTTATAATTGCCGATACCGGAGCGCATTTTTGATAAGCATCTATGGCTGATTGGTGGTTAGAATAACTAAAATGCAGATCAATGCCATTATTCCCGAAAAACCACATTCCCCCGGAATTGGCGCCTGATCCACGATATCCAACAGAGTTAACAACATCGACAATCATTGTCTTAGTCGCCAATCCAAAATTACCCTTTAAAATGTGTTTACCTATTTGTTTGATAGACATTCGCTAATAAAGCGTTGTGCGAATTGCCGCGAGGGCGTGATACTTTTTGCCGCGAGGGCTTACTTGTGTTGCAAAGAATCTGATAGTGTAACTCGTGTGATTTTACGTTCTGATTTGACTGTGTTTACACAACCACATTTACAAATTTTCTTGATTGTTCCTTCGATAAGCTCAGCCTCGAAAAGTACTTTGTTGCAAGCTATACACCTGTATGTGGTCATTTGCCGAGTATGGTATTGTCAAAATATATAACATCATCCTCAGAATAATTATCCAAAATGGTTATAAGGCTGGCAAACTGTTTGACAGAATCATTTTGAACATTCCGGTAAAATGTAAGAAAGTCAAATGTAACCAAATGCAATTGAAAGATATTCTTTGATATTTCCTGGTAATATAACATTAAGTCGTATTCCATTTTGTAAGCCTTTTGGAGCGTGTCCTTTATGCTTAAAAAATCCCGTTCTGGTTCGTCTATTAACGGGAAAGGAGGGTACACGCCCCAATCAGCCAGGTATTCAGTTAGCTTTTTAAAATGTTTCTTTTCGTCTTTGGCTTCATTATTAAAAAATGATTCGCCGCCTGTATAACCCTGAATTCGGCACCAATTAGCAGCAGATTGATAAAAATATTCTGCCGTCTTTTCATCCTTAAGGCGATCAATAAGCATAGACGCAACAGAATGGGGTAAGCCCCCGTTAATATGTTCATCTATCATATTAAGGCTTTTGCCTGTTGCCGGCTCAATGAATAAATAATCAATATTATGATCTTTAAGCCATTTTTTAGCCTCTTTAATGGTGAATTTATCACGTGGAAACCTGTAAGCCTGTTGCTTAGTAGGTCCTTTTGGATCGCTTTTCAATGGGCCGCCATAGATCATAATGCCATTGGGCAAAGTCGTTAATACGACAATATGCTCAAAGTCTTTTGGATCGCGTACTCTGGCGGCATGAAAATTCGGATAAGGTTTGGCTGATTCAATAGTTATACTCATAGAATGCAAAAGTACATTTTTTTAAAATACGTTGTACAAAAATATGTATGTTGTGTAACATAAAACAAAACAAAAATTGTGGGACGATTGGAATCGAACTAACTTAATCAGCATCCCGAGTTAGCACCTCGGCGCTCAATTGTTTTTCGTTAAACTATGCCCATGATCGGGAATTACTTCAATCTTAATCATTAAATCAATAGGCGTCTTTTTGTATTATTAATTTATTATTACACAATTCTAATATTTCAATTCCTTCCCCGTGCGTTTTTGTGTCTATTGCGCCGCATATTTGATAACCACATTCATATTTTATACTCCAAAGATGCATGGAGAAATTTTCATCTAGTTTATTTGCGCCGCAATATGGACAATGGTCTAAATCTTGCATTATACTATTTCCTCAAAAGTAAAGTTTTTAGATAAGTACAAATCCTTAGGTGCTATTTCGCGCCATTCAGGAAACAACCCGGGAATAACACTATTTAAAATGTAAGCGCAAGCCTCCGCGCATATAAGCCTGTTACCAGTATTTAACTTGTCCATCAACCAGTCGGCCTCAGTTTCTTGACCAAATATTTTAAGACATAAATATCTTAATCCCTGTAAACCAATAAGATTCAAAAATCCATATCTTTTACGGCCGGTTAAGGGCAACGCAAATTCAATTATTTTTTGTTCGTTCTCAATGGTTATTACAAAGTTTGGGTGCAATATCTCAAGGCGTTCGCTTTTATTAGCTACATAATCGGATAGTTTTGTGCAGGCCATTCCTGTCTTGATGGCCTCAACAACAAATGGCTCATTATTTATCATTACAACTAAGGCCGCATGACTCCAGTCGCAACCTTCAAACCATCTTATAGCAGATGATATAAAGGTGTCGGAGGCAACGAGTAACACTTGACCAGTTTTTGCTTGTGTAAGTAATTCATTTCGTTTCATTTTGTGTTTGAGTTATCTAGTTTAAAACCTACAAAGGCAAGCATAAAATTGCCCGTATGTTAATTTCATTTTGTATTTGGGTTATCGAGTTTAAAACCTACAGGATTCATATTTTCGCTTGTATATATGGCTGTTTTGGCGAATTGATATAAAAAAGTGCCAAAACATTGCACAAAATGCTCATTGCGAGAATCTTTATGTCCCATTTGCATAAGAAT